TGGGTCTTATCTCTTTCAGCAGTTCATAACACTCCTTCAACACATCATCGTATGTATTTTTCTCAGTGAAGTGACCTGCCATAGGATGTCTTTTGTTTCTAGCAACCTTTGACTTAGGTGAAGTAAGGTCAAGACCTATTGTCTCCCAGTTGTGTATCCTACTCCACTCAAGACCAGTCAATTGTCTGGCACAATCAAATGATATTTGGTCACGATTAGATCCTATCTTACTATACTTCCACCATAGGTCATGGAACTCTGCCATCTCATCATCTATCTGTCTCCATATACATGTGAGTACTGGTGAACAATATTTTTTGAAGTCATAGTCTACCTTACTAAGAGCATCAACCAACTCTAACATCTGCTCTCTGCTATTGAAGTTAGCACCAAACCCTTCCATGATTTCGTTGTGGAAGGTGAACCTATGGGGGTGCAGCATGTGAGTCAATGGCACCTCTTTCAATATTGCCTTGCTCTTATCTACCCAGTCCTTTGTATGCACATAGCATCCATCCAACCATACTGTTTTAGATCCGTAAGGGAATAGTTTGTGAGGACATATCTTTGCATAAGCAGATAGTCTTCTTGGGTCACCATCCACCTCATCATATACAAACTTAGGTATGGGTCTGAACTCCCACTCTCCTTTCTTCTCTACATTTCCATCTGTGAAACAAACATACTTGACATTAGGATCATAGTACATGTCATCTGGTATGGTATCATACCAATTTGTTATGCTAGTATAAATTATTATCTGATCTTTCTCTGGGTTGTCCCACTCTATAGCGTACGAGTAGACACCTGCATCACCATAGAAAGGTTCACCTGTTATACGATCTGTTCCTGTCCTAAAATATTCTTTCCAATCAAATAGACCAGTGAGTTCAGTAAGTAGATCAGTAAACTCTACGATATCTACATCCTCTTCGTGGTATATGTAATCACCTGTTCTATTGTTCCACCACTCACCATCTGGTGTAGCATCTGAAAACTTATTGATTACATCTCTAGATGGTTCTGTCTCATATTCTATACCACTCAACTGCAATGCAACAGAACATGCTAGTTGATCTCTTATACCACCTCTGTTATACCATTTCCACCATAACTTATCAAACTCTTTTGTATTTCCATTCCTCCATATGATAGTACATAATGGTGAAAAATAATTTTCAAAATCAAACTGTGTCTCTGACACCTCAGTAGTAAACTTCAATATATCATCAGGATCTACCCAACCCTTTGTGACATACTCAGCACACTCTTCAAGGTATGAGTGCTTATGAGGATGACCCATGATAAAAAACTTCTCACGAGATAATATCTCTTCACTCAATTCCTTGAACTTGTCATCAAGAAGATGAACTTTAGATGCATCTATGTAAACACTTGGTTCATCGTATGGACACAGTATTTTATCTTTCCTACTACTTCTTACAGGATCACCTAAGTCTTCTACATCTGTTATGACTTTCACCCATGATGGTGCCTGTAAATTTTCAATATAATTGTTTGTGTTTATAGTATAGTAAATCATAATACACTGTACTCACTCATCAAAAAATCATGGTCATTGTACTTTGTATATAGTCTGGGATGCAGACCTGTAATTTTCTTCATCTCTTGCAACAACTCATCTTTTCTTTGATACTGTTTCAAGTCACCTCTCTGTGGATGCCTACCTCTTCTGCCTACTTTATTCTGATATCCAAGAAGCACACCTGACTCTTCTCTATTCTCAATCACAGATGGTAGTAGACCTGTTTCCTTGAGTGCTTTGTCATATGCTATCTGATCTCTATTACATCCTACGAGTGACCACTTGTACCATGATTCATTGAATGCCTTTACATTAGGAGTCAAAGTTCTCCACACTATCGTACCAAGAGGACTACAGTATGATTTGAAATTGTAACCAGAATTTTTTAGTTCTTGTGTCAGAGTTATGGCATCATCAAAGGTAAAGAATGCACATAAAAATCCTTCTAGTATCTCATCATAGTATGTAAATCTTGATGGATGTCTAAGCATTGTAAATGGAAAACACTTACTACTTTTCTCTATGAAATTTGGTGTGTGTTGGTAGCAAGCATCAACCCATACTGTATGTGATCCCTCAGGAAAAAATAGATGTGGATTTGCCTTAGGATAAAATGATAATCTTCTAGGACAATCAATATCCAAATCTAATTTTACATACTCCCATGGTTCAACAGATGTGTCGATTGTGCCATCATGAAAACAGACATATCTTACGTCAGGATGATAGTATTCTGATACCAGATTATCATATCCATTTGTGATACAGGTGTACACAATAATATCTTTTGGATCAACATGATGATTCATGTTGAATGATCTTTTAGTGATCGGAAATATCTTACGCATGTCACGTACGATATCTGTCGATGGTTGATGTAATTTGTATGATTCGTTGTAGGATTTCAATCTACTACTCTTACTCATGTCGATTTTCAGATCAACTCTATGTGCCTTAGTCACCAAGAACTCAGCGATAGAACTAGAGACTTGATCTCTGTTTACCCCTTCATCATACCACTGTCTCCATACTTTGCACCACTCTATTACTTTTGGTGTCAATCTTCTCCATATTACACAGTTGATAGTCTGATCATAATATTTGAGTGGGAATCTAATTGACTTGATACGTCTACACATGTCAAGTATCTCATCTCTTGTAGAGAATCCATGTGTGTATAACTTCTCAAACTCTTCGACCAGAGTTCTCTTATCAGGATGTCTTTGGAGAACAAAATCATGTTCTACAAAAATATCTTTAGAGTATTCTATAAGTTCATTTGATATACTATACGATGCATCTATCCACACAGTTGTAGTGCCTGATTCAAAGTAAAGATGTGGGCAATGTTTAGGATGATATGATTTTCTTACTGGACACTCCTCATCTATCTCTATCTTTCTATACTCCCAACCCTCTGTGTCTGGTTGATCACCATCATAAAAACAAATAAATTTTACATCAGATCTTGGAGGTGGTGCTAACTTATCATAACCATTTGTTATGGCAGTATAAAATATCATCCATTCAACTGATCCTTAGGTTGTAACTTACCCATCTTCTCACCTAAGATTCTATTTGTTACATCACCTGGTTCACGAGAGAACCATCCAGTTGCTATGTACTTTGATGTATTTCCTGTAAGAAATGCACCTCTATGTACATGAGTGTATGCTGCTGGCCACAATACTACAGTGCCTTTTTTTGGTTGGAAAGATATTTCTTGATGAAAGAAATCAGTAGCACCACCACACTCCATAGGTACATCATTGAGATATATCATCCATGTCAAGACTCTATCTCTGTATAAGAAACTACCATTCTCTGAATGCCATATGTGATACCCTCCACCAGAGTTTGTCTTTTGTATCTTACAAGTCCATGATGACACAGGGTCTGCCGAATCTAATATACCTTTCCACTTCTTTGCATACAATTCAAATGCTCCACCCACTGCTTGATTGATTTCCATGGCGAGAGCAGGGTCACAAATCTCAAGATATAATTGTTGATCTTTTCTACCAAGACCACCTTGAGGAAACTGCTTACCACCATCACCCTTGGGAGATAGTGTAAGTTCTTTACCTGCCACCTCTGTGACCTTGACATCTTCTACATGTTTCTTACCATACCAAAACTCAAAGGAGTCAATTATTGCATCACAAAATTCCCACTTCACAAAATTATCAAAGACACCTATTGCACCATGGTCAACCATGCCAGTAAACTCAGGTTGTTTACACTCTGGTGGCAAGACAACTGTACTCTCTTGTGATTGATTGTACTTCACTCTTTCAATTGACATTTTCAGACTCCTGTTTGCCTTGATTTATGTAGACCTGTGGTGGTATTCTACCACAGTATTCATCTAGTTGCATGACTTCTTGTATTTTTACATCAGCACCTTGTTCTCTCCAAAAATCTGTGAGAGCATGGTTACTATTCTTATGAAAGATTTCTATATGTTCTTCATGTATTGCAGAACCCATATCTAATCTGTAATTGAATAGTGGTGTGGCATATGACTTACCACTATCAAGAATCAAGTCTTCCGAGACTGCTCTTGGTCTGATGTTTTGGTCGATCTTCCATTGCGATCCTCTGCTGTGTAGTTTGAGGAGTTTAGTTGCATGATGACGAGTAATAAGGTAGCAAGCAGCAGAAAAGTCATTGATGAATCTATGATGTAACTTTAAAGTT